AATGTAGTTGTAAATTTACCTGTACCATCAGATATAAATCGCTGTGCTCCAGCGTAATATTGTGCATTAGTTTCGGTTATTAAACCGCCATTAGGTATAGGCATATCTTATAGTGTTGAACGTTGTACTTCTTGTTGAACTTGTTGTGAGGCTACCTGAATAACCGAAGGGTCTCTAATAACAATACCCGAATAAAGTAATATTTTTAATATTATATTAGTTTGTTCTGTTTTCGATAATTCAAAATCCGTAGAATTTGTGGGGTTATATTGATAATAATTTTGGCCCGATGGTATTATAAAATTCCAAATTACGTCCAAAGGTTTTCGTAAATAGCTAATGGTTATGTCCGATGCTATAGTCTTTGGATATAAATATAATTTTTTATCCTCATATAAATAAACAGGATAAGTTTCTGTAGGTGCTATTATAGGTGTAGAATTTAAGTACAGGATCTCATTTCGCTGCACCAGTTGAGCTTCTTTTTCGTCTTTATATATAACAGTGCCCAATCTGTAAAAGTCCTCAGGAGTCGCCGTAACGACTATAGCGTCATTATTTGCAGGTATAGTGCTAAATATTATATTAGCTCCACTAATTGAATAAGCAGTAGTTAATACCCCGTTAATAGTAACTGATATTACGCTGCTTGCTAATTGAGAAGACGTTATTGATGTAAACGGAAACAAGGAAGTTGTCCCGTCTCCTGTAAAATTTTGTACTGCAGCCGTAGCTCCAGAAGCTGTAGGCAAAGTAAAATACCCTCCTGCAGAATTATAGTCAGCAACACCGTATTTTTTAAATATAGATATGTCTTGATCAACGTTTTTAATTCTGTCCCCGTACTCGGTGTCATTATCGGGTCTTCTAAGTTGTTGATTTACTGTGTCAAAATAACTTTCAAATATTTCTAACTGAACTTGCGTTGCAACTTTGTTAAATTCATCTGGTGATAGGTTACCTCTCTGTTCTTTATTAAGAATAAGCAACACCGTTTTATAAACTATGTCTACATTTACTGCCATTTTATTTTTTTGTTATAAATATTAACCGGCCTCACTAAAGAAACCGGCTAATAATAATTCACCATCTATAATATAATTACGTGTTTTTTTAAAAAACTACTAATTAAACTTTTTTTCTATAGATCTATATACTTCAACACCTTCGTCCGTTTTGAAAAAAGCCGCCATAGCTGAATATGGGTTCTCATCAAAAGGCACGGACATTAGCTTCCGCCCGTTAGATGCCCAAGAAAAAGTTCGTTGATCCTGAGATAAATTAATTATGTTTGCTTCGGTAGCTTTTATAGCTACATTACGCAACTGAACATTGTCATCATTAGCTAAGTTTAAAAATAACTCAGGGTTTCTATTTGCAAATATTCTTAAATCTCTTTTTATTTCTTTAGAAGATAATTTGCTGACTGCACTACCCATTTCTACTCTTAGTATAGCCTCTGCGTCGTCAATATCCATATCTCTTGCAAATACCGCTGCATCTGTTTGTAAGTCTAGTAATTCTAAATCGTCAAAAGCTTCCTCTACTGGATCATATTCTTCATATATCCTGCCTTTCATAGGATGATATAATGAAAGTAGCTTTTGTAAATTTTGTTTTTCTTTAGGGACTCTTAAGTCTCCATCTTTAAACATTATATGCCCTAAGGTAGCTTCTCCCTCTTGTTCACTTTTAAAAGGCGAATCGTGATTAGTAGCGTATCTTAGTTCTTCTTGTTTTCCTGTTTCTTCATTAAAATAAAGCAAAGCATGTTTTCTAGTATGCCTTACCGGTATTGTATGAGTTAAAGGAGTATGTCTTCCTAATAAGAAATATATTCTATCTTTGATTTCCCATTTAGGTTTTGCTGGTTGAACAGGTGCCTGTTTAGTTGGCTTAACTGTTTCTGTTTGTACTGGTAACCCATCTGTAATAGGTTCTTGTGGTGCAACTTTTTTAGTTGCTGTTTTTTTATTTGCCATAATATAATATAATTAAATAATTAATAAAAGTAATAATTACCCCCGTTAATACAACGAGGGTAATGATTACATTTGAGCTATTATGCTCCTCTGAATAATACAAAGTTGTTAGCTGCCTGAGTAATCAAACATCTTTCAGATAGGAAGTTTACTTCCATTGCATCAAGAGTTGAGTTACTAGCGCCTCCAACAGATCCTGTTAACCAAGACTTCATTCTACGATCATCGGTCTGAGAGGCTCTGTATCGTACGTGCAAGAATGGACGACGAATGTTAGTTCCTAAAACTTGATCATATACAGTTGAAGTTCCAGCTGGTACTAATACTCCTTCAATTGAATTGATACCGTCAATTGCTCCACGAGTAGACGCGTCATTTAGGTATTTCCAATCTGTTTTGTAAAAGTCATAAGATCCTCTACGGAATCCGCTGAATCCTAAGTTAAGAGCCATATCTTCTGAATTTTCAAATCATCCAAAAGCAACACCTCCAGCAGCTCCGCTAGAAATAGCAGCAAGCATATCATCAAAATCTAAAGCTGTGGCTCTGTTTAAGAATAACATGTTTTCCTCAATTGCTCCTTGTGTATCTAGGTTTTTAAGGATAGCATCAAATTCCGCTAATCCACCACCTGCAGTAAACCCAGTTTCTACATTACCTCTATCTTGAATAGCTGCAAATAAACCTTGTGTTCCTGGCTGAGTTAATGGATTAAGAGCAGATGCATTTAATTCACCTTCTACCATTGCCATTTCTAAGTAATCCTCAAAACGTAAACGTGTTTCAGATTCAGCTTTTAAATACCATAAGTATCCGTCAGTTCCATCTTCAGTAGCAACATTTACCCATCCGATTTGCGCGGTATCAGATCCAGATACGACATACTGATCTCTTATAATAATAGGAGAGTTAGAATACTGAGTTAATACTGGCTCTACACTTACTCTAGCTGCTGAATTTCCAGCACCAGCTCCAATTGTAGTTCCTTTAGAATAATCAGATCCGTAAACGAATACCTTTAATCCTGTAGCTGTAAATCCTAAAGCAGTAAATGTTTGCCCTGAAAATACTTGAATTTTAATAGAGTCCGCAGCAAGTAATGATCCTGCATTAGCTCCTGATTCAGTAACAATACCTTTAGCCTCTTTTCCAGTAGTTGGATCTAATACAACAACTGTGTCATTAATAGAGATTACGTTTTGTACTCCTGCAACAGCTGCGTTATTCAAATCAACGATTTGCTTAGTCCCATCTACTGCTCCAAGCTCTACATCTGTGTAAGATATATGCAGGCGGTTTTGTTCAGACCAAATAACTTGATCAGATGTCATTGGCATTTCAGCACCAACCATTCTTAAAAATCCAGATAACGTTCTGTTTCCATAACGCTCTACTTCTGCTTCGTAGATTTCTGGTAAATACTGCTGAGCAAAGTCAGCAAAGTTCCCTGGGACTCCAGCGGCTCCGCCATTGTTGTTCCATTGTAGGTAATTTGTCGCAAGTAATGATTGCGTTTGTGATGGGACAATAGTCCCAAATTGTGGTAATAAACTCATTGTTATGTGTTTTTAAACTTTTTAATTTTCAATTTTTTGGAGTCCGCTCCAGAAACTGACTTAACTTTATAAGCTCCAAACCTTGCACTCTCAACAGGAGCAGCTTTTCGCGCTTCCGTTGAAACATTATTAGATTTGTTTACTACATCTCTAATAGCGTCTGATTTGCCTTGTTCGTAAAAGTGACTTGCTATTTTATCAGCATTAGCACCAGCGTATAAAGCCTTATGATACCCTTTAGTATCTTCAACCGTCCCATCTTTTCCAAGGAACTTCCCTAAAAAATTATTAATGTCCGATTGTTTTTCTCCCACTTGTGAAGCGTTTTGAACTCCGTATCTAAACTTTTTATCTCCTAAATTAAAATCGAAACCTTCGAAATCTTTATTAAATAATTGTTGAGTTTGAGTCTTAAACTTCTCGTGGTTTTGTGAGTTTCTTTTTTGATCCTCCTGGTAGCGATTAAAAAAATCAGCAGCTTTTTGTTGATCCTCAGGAATAGCTGGCGATTTCAACTTGATATCGTCATAATACTTTTTCTTTGTATCTTCCAAAAATTTACGGGCTTTTGAAACCTCTTCCTTATATGCGAGTTTTTTTCGTTTGATGTCTCGCTCTTCATCAATATCTTCGTCAAATGCAAAAGTGTCCTCAATCATAAAATTAATTTCATCTTTTGACAAATGAGGCTTGCTAGCCTTGTAATATTCTTTTACTAAAACGTCTCTATCTATATCCTCGTAATTAGTGTTTAATCTTATGTAGTCCTGCATAGTTCCACCTGTTTCTCTCATAAAATCTACTAACTTATTTATGTTGTCAGGTAAATCATTTTGAGTAAGAGGTGGTTCAATAGCAGGAGCTTTAGCCTCTACTTCTTTTTCTTCGGTAATTTCTTTAATGACTGGTTCGGGTGTTTCCTCCGCCATTTCTTGTACATTTCCGGCTGGTTTATTTTCATCCACACCATCTGTGCTTGGCTCTTGAACGGCATCTTTCTCTTCTTTAGGAATTACTACTTTAGTTACATTACTAGGAACGTCTATTAAAGGTTCTCTATTTTTAGCCGCTAGCTGTTCATCAGTTAGCTTTGGTTTGGACTGAATCTTAAAAGACCCCTCCGTTTTTGTTTGTTCATTCATGATATAATATTATATAATTATTAAATACTTATTTAACTGGGATCAAATGAGGATAAATCAAATCCTCCCATAACGTCATTACCTTGAGATTCAAAATTCTTAGGCATACCCTCTGTTTGTCTTTGCTGTATAAGCTCGCTTTGTTGAGTGCCCTGTATTTTTACTCTCTTGTCTTTACGATCTTCAATTTCTGCTTCTTTACTTTTAGCAGCCCCTATCTGAGCTTGAGCTAACTGCATATTGTACTCAAACTCCGTCGCCATTAATTGCTTTTTAATTTGAGCTTCTGTCTGCATTCTTTGCATTTCAAATTGCGACTTAGCTTGTTCTATAGCAACTTTTTCTGCTGTTAAAGCTTGTTGCTTCTGCACTTCTGCTAAAGCAGCTTTTTCTGAGGCCTCTGCATTAGCTTGTGCTTGCGCTTGTATGTTTTGTTGTGTTAAAGCCTGTTCTCTTTCTAGTTTTTTCTTGCGCTTTAGCTTTAGCATTTGATTAGCTAACTTAAGGTTTTTAATTTCTCTTATGTCTATAGCGTCCTCAATGTCAATACTTCCCTGTTGCAAAGAGGCATTTATATTAGCAGCTAATTCAGCTTTTTCTTCGTCATCTGGTTCCATTTCTAAATATATTCCAAAGTCATGAAGATTTAAGTTTTCTATTTCCTTCAGTGTTTCCACATTAAATGTAGAAATACTATTCATTAAAGCATTTTTCGTAAGAGGAAAATTTAATACATCAGCTATTTTTAAAGATATATTTTCGCAGGTGCTTAAAGCTAAAAATATACTTGCATCTTGTATATGTTTAGTAGCTACATTTGAAGCATTAGCTGCCATTTTTTGTAGACCGACTAATGAATCCGCTGAGGGTAATGACCCATCTCTTGCTTCGTTTAATCCAGTAACGTCTCTAATCATTTGCATATTGTAATTATACGCGGTAATAAGAGATTGTATTTTACCCATACCATTAGAAGAACTTAATTCCTGTATAGGAACCTTACCTCTATTCATGTCACCATCTTGAGTAAGAGATCTACCTACAACCGAACCTGTTTGGAAATACATATTTAATGCTTCAGCCGGATTATAGTTTGTGCCATTTCCTAAATCAACCTCAGCTAGACCGTCCATGTCTAAAAATATACCATCCGGAACCATACGGGCTAATACTTGTTGTATTTTAAGATGAGTTAATTGTATTACGTCCGCAAAGCCTATACATTTACTTATTAATGACTGTATAGTCCCTTTATACATTCTAGGAGCGCATAAAGAATAACTCATTTCAACACGAGTTGTATCTGCTAAGGGCCTAGTCATGTTCTCTGACATTTGCCACTTAAGCATTATATCAGTACCTACAATTTTTGCCCCCTCGTATAACACCTCTATTGATCTTGAGACTCTTTCAAAGTTGTCATTTGGCGGAGGGTTAAACTCATCAGTTTTTTCAATTGCTTTTTCTAATCCCGAATCGGTTCTTTTTATTTTAAAAACCTGATCTGTATATGTTTTGTATTCAAAATATAATACTTGAACAGTATTATAGTCGTAATTTTCAAAACCTTTAATATATCGGCGGTTACCCGGCATTTTTTGTATTCGCTCTAGTTCTTCGCTTGAAATATTAGGAAATTCTTTTTTAAGTTCGGGTATAGTTATTGATTTTACTTCTCCAACGTAGTATATATCATTGAAGTAAGGATCCTCAGTATACGACCAAACGCAGTAAGCCGGATCTACGTAATCCACTACAATCCCTTCAGATGGATTAAAAGAAGTTTTTGTAACACCTATCCCTATATTAACTAAGTCCTGATTTACTCTAGCCTTTGTAAGATCAAATTCGTTAGTTGCTAAAACGGTGCTAATAGCTTCTTCTTCTGCAACCTCAATAGCCTGCTTATAACTTAGTTGCATGTGCAAATCTCTTTCTTCTACTGATTCAGGCAAACTATCTGAAGGTATATTAGACCTGCTTAAATTTATATTAATAACTTCAGAAGCTTCAGCTTGCTCATCTTTAGTCAACATATCAAATAATATGTTCTCAGCAAAATCAGTTCTTTTCTTTAAAGATTCAGGATCTTGTGCATACGAAGTTAATTCATATTGTTTTTGAGTTATGCCATTTGCAACTATATTTGAAAACTTAGACAATATAGGAACCGGTTTCCAGTCTAAATTAAGATAAGATAAATCCCCGTTAATAGCTAATTCGTCTTTATATTTTTGAACACTTTGCTCGCCCCTAGCGTATAATCTTAAATTATGAAAGTTATTCCAATTATTTGCATATCTATTTGAACCACTTCCTCCATAATTGAACCATTCTTGTTCTATAGCCCTACTGACTTGCAGTCCGTATTCTAATGTTGACTTCTCAGCGTCACTTACTACTTGATCTGGAAATGGGCTATTAGTATTTGTACTTACATTCATTTATTGTATTATTTTTGAAGTAGATCCCTCGTTGTTATATTTTTTAAAACCTAAAGAATATGTTTTAGTTTTTATAGCGCCCTTAGGGCTATACCTATGTTTATTACAAGCCATTAATGCTAACCCGGAACTTATGGAAGCATCGTGCTTAGTTCTGTTGTTTATATCAAATCTTGCCCAGTCTTCTAATGTCCTTTGCAAATAAATGTCGCCGTAACCTGTTTTCATTTCTCCCACGAATTCTTCTACATAAGTTTCTATAGCTGCTGCATGTGCTTGTTTTATATCCTCACTTGAATTAGGTATTCCCCCTATTTCTTTTTCAGCTAAAGATAATTTATTATACGTTTTATCTGGTCTGTTAATGCTAAAACCTCTGTATCCTCTTCTTTTTAAATAATAAAGAAGTCTAGGCTTGTTATTCTCTGCTAATAAAGGCATTCCATAAAACACAATAGCCATAAGTACATCTTCAAAAAACATTTCTGCAGTTGCAGGTCTAGCTATGTATTCTAAAAAAAAATGATTTATAGGTGCGTCTTCCATAGAAAATTTAGTTAGTCCATGAAGTGATCCGTTAGATCCGCCGCCACCAACAACCCCGCTAATATCATAGCTATCACATCCAAAAGCTCCCACGTGCTCATTGCCAGGATATTTATTTCCATTTTTTATTATTATATTATTTTGTTGGCTTATGCTTGGAACCCAGGTAATAAAAAATCTTCCGCTTTTATTTGGGTAAAAAATAACTTTAGTATCTTTTATCCCGTTCTCCCATTGAAAATTACCTTGCGTAACCATTGAAGAATTTCTTAATTCTTCGTTATAATCTATTTGCTGATAAATTTTAGTTAAATTAAATAAAGATTGTTTAGCCTCATCTCTAAAAGCGTGTTGTTCTGTACGAGGAAATTGCCGATAATATTCGTTTAATGCATCTGCATCATCTTTTAATCCTTCAACTTCGTTTTCCCAGTGCTGTATTACTCCCTCTGTAATTAAATTTCCTTGAGGGTCTAATGTTTCTTTTTTTGGAACATCAAACACAGGATAGCCGTACTGATCAATAAAACCCTCATAATTCCATTCCATAGGAATAAAAAGTTTATATAGACCTGTTTTAGTTTGCCCATTTTTATTTCTTAATAACGTATCCGAGCCGTCGTATAATTTTTTAAAGTTTTTGCCGCCTTTATCCAAAGCGTTTGATGTTGACCCCATCATACACTTTCCGATAATTCTACTACCTAATCTTAAACAAGTTTTTGTTACTCGCCAATTGTTAAGTATATTTGTAGGCTTTTCCCATTTACCGCTTTCATCATGCACTAATAGTTTTAATTTTTCACCATCATAACTATTATCACCTGTATTTTTCCAGTCAATAGTTGTGTCTAATCCGTCTAATTCTTGAGCTGCTTGATTGTCCTCTAGTTTTCGCCTAGTAAATTTAGAAGCGGGCACTCTGTAAGCTAACTCTGTTTTTGGACGGTCCATACCGTCTTGTATTGGTTTAAAGAAAAACGGATAGTTTACCGAGATTGGTACAACTTTATCCGTAAACATTTTTTTAGCATCAGCCCCCGATTTGGATAATATGCCGAATCTAGAGTCTGAAGATATCGTAGCTGAATTAACTGTTTCTCCCGACGACATGAATGAAAATCCAGAGCGTCGATTCTTAAGGTAACAAATACCGTACGATCTTGAATCCGCTTTGCAGGCTTCCCAAAATATATAGAATAATCTATTTGATTCTCTAAAGTCCGGTAATCCGACATCAATTTTG